TTCACTAAAGAAGAAAGTGTTATTGAAACGCATCTTGATTATCAAACTGGTTTGGATAAATATTTTGGTTTGGTTGCTATTGCTGAGAAGTATGAGATTTTTAAAAAGGTGTCTACACGTTATGAGATGCCAGACGGAACTAAAGCTTTTGAAAAAGCAATAGTGAAAAATCCAAGAAAATACTTTACTGAGGACATAATGAAACAACTTGAAGATGCTGTGTTTCAAGAGTTTAATTATGGTAGCCGAAAGGAAGAACATGAAGGCACAGATGAAGATTAATGCATTGTGGATGGTTGTTGGTGTTATTATTATGGGTGGGGTTTATTTTTTATCATACTATGATGTTGATGAAGCGGTTGTAAGTGAATCTAAAACTTTTTTTGAATTCGTGAGGACAGTATTAAAATGATGGTTATGGATGATGATTTAGAAGTAACATTTAGTGCATGGGTAGTCTATCAGGGTATCTATGCACATTTTACTAGGGATTATGATTATTTTAAATTTAATGGGAAGGGAAATTGGAGTAGTATTGATTCGATGCAAAGGAGCTTTTCGAAGCAGGAACTTAATGGAAACTTTTCTTCCCAAAGAAAGATTTTTAAAGATATAGGAAAAGAGTTTACTAACAAAGAATCATTGATATATTTTTATCTTTCACAATTTACAAATGGTATAACCTATCCTACATATTTTGATAGCGATTTGTATGATGAATATATTGAACGTATGAATAATTTTGATTTTTCTGTCAAGAAGGATGTGATGGAAATCAAAAGATACTTAGATAAATATGAAGCTGAGTTTGATGACATATTTAAGGTTGATGGTATCAATCATCCAGTAATATTAAAGATGGGGTTATCTAAAAATATTTCATTGGAAACCGTTGCTGTTCTTGATATGTTGCTTGGTTTTGTTGGGAATATTGATAGAACTTTGAATGATCCTTTGTGGCATGATTATAGTGAATTGATTAAAAATTACAAACCTTTCTTATCGGTTGACGTATTAAAACAAAAGAAAATAATAATGGATGTATTGATGAAGGGGTAACATGAGAACTGAAACATTGATTTTAGAAAATCTTTTATATAATGAAAATTATTCAAGCATTGTTGGTATTTTTCTACAACCAGAATATTTCAAAGATAACGCTGAGAAGCAAATCTTTATAGAAATACAAAAACATATTTCGGAGTTTAATAAATCTCCAACAAAGAAAACATTATCAGTTAATCTGAATAACAGAGAAGATTTAAATGAAGCTGCATTTAATAAATGCAATGAAGTACTTCAAAAATTAGATGGTGTCATAGACGATGAAGAATGGTTGATAAAAGAAACAGAAAAGTGGGCAAAAGACCAGGCGGTATATAATGGTATTGTTCAGAGTATTGCTATCTTGGAAGGTAAAGACGATAAAACTTCTAAGGATGCAATACCAGAAATTCTTACAGAAGCATTAGCTATTTCATTAGATAAAAGTATCGGACATAACTATATAGAGAATGGTGAAGACCGTTGGGAATTTTACCATAAAAAAGAAACCAAGATTCCTTTTGATATGGTGATGCTTGATAAGATTACAAATGGTGGTATCTCACCAAAAACCCTTACAGTATTATTGGGTGGAACTGGTGTCGGTAAGACATTGGTGAAAACTCATTTTGCTAGTCAATATCTAAAACAGGGAATGGATGTTTTATATATTACTATGGAAATGTCAGAGGAAAGAATTGCTGAGAGGATTGATGCAAATCTAATGGACATTGATATAGGTGACTTGCATATTTTACCTAAAGATAATTTTCAACAAAAACTTGATAAGTTAAATATTGGTAAGTTGATTATCAAAGAGTATCCAACAGCTGGAGCTCATGTCGGAAACTTTCGAGCATTGATTCGTGAGTTGAAAATTAAAAAAGGATTTACTCCACAAGTTATCATTCTGGATTACTTGAATATCTGTTCATCTAGTCGGGTGAAGTGGGCAGCTAATATGAATACCTACATTTACATTAAATCTATTGCTGAAGAAGTGCGTGGTTTAGCAGTAGAATGTAATGTTCCAATTATCACAAGTTCACAATTAAATCGGGAAGGGTATTCTAGCTCTGATCCTGATTTGTCTAATACATCTGAAAGTTTTGGTTTACCAGCAACAGCAGATTTGATGATGGCAATCATCGCAAAGGATGACGGAACGGGTGTAAATAATCAGATACTCTTTAAACAGTTGAAAAATAGGTATAGTGATATATCTATGAATTCCAAGTTTCTGGTAAATGTGATTAAGAAACGTATGAAATTAGAAGATATTGAAGAAAATGATCAGCCTGCATTAGCAAATGATGGAAGTAATAAATTCTATGATAAGAAAACAGATGCTAATACAGAGTCAAATCCATACACTTTTAAGGTGAAACCCTCAAAAAGAGCAGAAAAACCATTTGAAAATTGGAAGATTTGATATATTATAAATAGTTTTATAATTCAATAAGGAGGCAATATGCAAGACCTAACTATTTCTGAAGGCTGGTTTGATGGTTATAAGGATAAAGAAAAACCTGTGATGAAAAAGTTATGTGAACATAAGGCAAATTCAACTACATTAGACTATGATGTGGGCATTGAATATTGTAATTTCTGCGGTTCTTTAGGACATTATAATGTTGACAAGGATATGGTAGAGTGGAAATTACCAGAATTTCTGGTAAAACAGAACTATAATTGATGTTTCACCTAAAAAGTATTATAAATATAAAGAAGGTAATATGGCAAATAAGGATATAAAAGAGATGTTCGCGGAAGCAGCAGAAAAAGCATTAAAAGAAGATAAAGATATTGGAGAGGATTCTATTCTGGCTACTAAGGTAGCCTCCAATTTAGACCATTATAAATTGTGTCCATTCAGATCATTGGATGTGGATGATTGCCCATTGTGTAAACTTGCAAAGATATAGAGAACTATGAAAAGATTTAAGAAATTTATTAAAGAACAAAAGTTCATTGATATACTTAGTGAAGGTTTATCAAATTCAACTTTAAATTCACCTAGTAATGCTGGCCCAAATAGTGGTTTGCAACGATATGAAATCTTTGCTAATAAAGTATGGGGTAAGGGAGATATTACATCACATATAAAAAATGATGCTGGTACTATTGTCGTTAAAAAAGTAGAGATGGGTGGTAATGTATATTCATCTTCTAATCCAAAAGACAAAGCGAAATTCATTAAAGATTATTATGAGACAGATGGAAAGGGATTTAAAATTACCGATCCAACAATAAAGTTATCAGATTTAGCTAAAACACCAGAATATGGCGGTAAAGGTGGTGGTACTAAAATTTCAGAAAGTACGCAAGAGTTGTTGGTATGTTGTCTTGTTTTGAATGGATATACATATGATGGAACTGATATTGATGCTGAACAAGCTTCAGAAATTCTTGAAGCTGCAAAAGGTGAGTGGAGTAAAATTATTGGTGCAACAGGAAAAGAAAAATTACTAGAACAGTTTACTGAAAATTGGTATGATCTGGCAACCTCAGTATCTTCTGCTAATGCTATTTTAGATATTACTGGAACTGCAAGTAAAGTATTTTGGACAGGACAATCTTGGGATAAAGAAATTAAACCTTATAATCCTGATGTTGAAGGAATTAAAGATTACAATTCATCCGATATGGTTGTGTTGGGTGGGGATGGTATTTACTACGGTTTCTCATTAAAGAAAAAACCATCTTCTAAAGCAGATGATCCAACATTAATTAATAAACCAATTACAGGTGAAAAGTCAGAATTAAAAAGTATTCTTAGTGCTAAAGGTTTACAGAATATTGAAGATGCAAAAGTTAAATTCTTTGACCGTATTATAACTGATTACACAAAGTTTAATAGTGGTGATAAAAAATTAATTGGAGACAAAGGAAAGAATATTAAAAAATTGTCTGCAAAACAGAAAGGTGCTTTAATCCGAAAAGTTAATAACGATTGGATTAATGATAGACTTAGAGGTAAGGGCCCAACTAAAAATATATTTTGGAAAACTTTTGATGTTGAACTTGCAAAAGCAAAAGATACATTTTGTCAAAAGTTTATCGAACTTCTTTTTAGAATGGATTTGAATAAGTTAATAGGTAAAGCTAGTTCTCAATTTAAATTTTATTTGCTTACTGGTATTGGTAAACAAACAGCTACTGGTATTTTTGTAGAAAAAGCTGAAGTTAAAGACCTTCCTAGTACGATTGAAGTTCTGTCAAAAGTATTTAAAGCAAAGAAGTTAAAGTTAGGAAAGACATTGGATAAAAAAGGTAGTCCGATTGCACAGCCATGGGAATGGGATGGTGGAGCGGACTTGGCAGCTAAAGTTAGATATACTATATACAATGGTAAGATACCATTAATTAATCTTGAGGTAAGATATAAAGGTTCAAAAACTGCTGAACCACAATTTCAGGCAATAGCTACTCCAAGTTTTAGAAATTTATTCCATTAAATCAACAACTTAGAGATGCATTTTTTTCTTGACAAATAGGAAAAAGTATGTTACAATAGCAGTATAGAATATAATAATATAGGAAAAAATGCTATCTTTTAAAGAAAAATTAAATGAATCAAAGAATACGCACATGGAACACCTTGAAGATGAAATCATTAACAATGGTGTTAAAGGTGCGAACACAGCGATAGAGTTTTTAAATT